GAGGCGGTAAACTGAAAATGAGCAAAAACTACATGAGGCCTGTAGCGTACGGTGGAGCTATCGGACCACACGGAGAACTCTCAGGCATTACTAATGTAGGTGCTGGAGGTAACCTCATGTGCATGTCCAACCCCGCATTGATGCCCCAGCCAGCTTCCGAGAATTTCTTCTTCCACACACAATTCCCTCCAGCCTTGGCAGCAAGTCAATACGGCAATTAATTTAGGAACATTTTAATTTAAAATTATCTAATGATGAAATATAGATAATGTTAACCAACGATCAGATCGAGGATATTGCTCCAAAGATGGGAATTCCCCTTGAATTCTGTGGATTTAAAGACTTATTACCGAAGAAGCTCAAGCCAAACAAATACTACATGATAAACTTAGAAGATGCAGACGACGAAGAAGGTCCAAACGAAGGATCCCATTGGACCGGGTTCCAAGTTAAAAAAGCAAACAATGGGCACGTAGGTGCGGTCTACTTCGATTCGTACGGAAAAGGTCCACCTCAAATTGTAACAAAACTAATCAAGGAGAACTTCGGCGTAAAGCCTTGGCATCCCACGAAGGATGTACAGTCTATTGTTAACAACGCTTGCGGTTTCTGGCAGCTAGCCTACGCACACTTCATCAACGATAAGCGTTTTATGTCAAACAACCTGAAGACAGACACTGAGATGTTCTTACTTCCGTTCGACGATCTTAATGACTCTCTAGACTACCAAAAAAATGAATGGATTTTAAAACACTTCTTCTTAAGTAAAGAAAACCCTAAAAAAGTACCTCTACCTAAAGATTTAGTTGGAACTATCCCTTCCAAAGAAACAGAAAAAGGAGAAGAAAATAAGTTCAATAAGAACTTTGCTCCCTAATTTGTCTTCTCGTACTTTTTCATTGCTTCTTCTGTGTTGTACTTTTCATGGAACATCTCCTGGTGCTTCTTGTGGTACTCTCTCATTCTGAAAGAAGAAACCCTGCAACCTGTAGGTACGCCTTTGTGTAGCTTCTGTGCCACGAAGAAAGGGATCTTCTCTGGATCAGCTAAGTACGCTATCTCCAGTTCCTGGGGCTTCGCAAGTTCTATTTCATCGTCCACTTCGTGGGTGATGGTCCAGTAATCATTGGAAGGGTCGTTCTTGTACTCTTCGATCCATCTCTTTACTTCGTCCTGGGTGGCCAGCAATATTGTGTCGTTCAAGACAGTGTTGAAGATTTGCACTTGGATCTCTAACGGCAAATCTACTATCTGGTCCATCTGAGCAAACCTTAGATGGTTTCTGATATAATCTGTAATAAAGTTTTCCGAAAAGTTGTACCGGAAGTTGAAGTCACCAGTGGCCTGTCTCTTTACCATCATTAATCTCGCCTGTCTGAAGTCGTACGGTTGGTCGGGGTTCTTCAGTCTGTCCTTCTCGAACAAAAGAAAGAATCTATGAAAGAAGCGGAGATACGACTGAAAGTCCCTGCATTCTGGATCCCAGAAGTAAAACTTGACTATGAGTCTGTTCTGTCCTTCAAACACTCTTTCGTATGGCTCGCAAGCCCTGCAAGTAGATATCTGACAAGTCATCTGTGGTTTGTCTTTGTAGAACCACAGCCCTGTAGACTCACATCTCTTCCACTCCTCCTGTCCAAGTATTTTTCCGTACTCTATTACACCTTCGAAGCCTTTTGTCTTGTTGTAGTACCAATCATAGTAGAACATTGGCACGTCCACACATTGATTTGTGGAGTCGTGGCCGTCCCATACACCTATCCTTAGATTGCACAGCTTCCTTAAGCCCGCTGTACTACAGGGAAATCTAAGATTAGACTTTCTCGCGTGCGGGGAAGACATGACAACCAATGCATGCGATGCCTCTTCCTCTGTTAGAAAGTACTTGTTGGCAATAGACACTGGGCCTTGGGTAACGAGATCCTTAATTGATTCCATTTTGTGTGAAACGGCTGCAAAATCGGTCGTGGCCAGCATAAGGGTTTGATAATGAAGAGACTGTGAAATCAGCGGAGAAAAAAAAATCACTGCTCCGCTGAAAAAGAGACTTTGTCACAATCAAACCCAACATGGAACGTCGATCTACCAGAACAAACCGGGGTCCCAGGAGAGCTTCTTTTGTCAGAGAAGAGAAAAATGACTCAGAAGTAAGGTTGGGAGAATTACTGGACATGGTGAAGCCTAAAAAGAGAGAAAAGTCGGACTTAGAAAAATTGGTGGCTGCGCAGAAAAGAAGAGCTAAGAAGGAGGAAAAAGAGAGAGAAGAGAAAGCTATGGCAGAGAGAAAGGAGAAAGAGGAGGAAGAGAAAAGAAATAGACCTCCTTTCTGGAGAGAAAGAAATGCTCTCTGTTGTGACTTTCTTAATGGACAGCACTTCGGCAATGGCTTCCACAACGAAGAGAAGTACAAGTACAACAAATGGTACAATTACTGGAACACCTACGCGCGTCCAGACTTTGCAAGAAGTCCATCTCTAGAAAAGAGATGCTTCGGATGCAAGGAACTGTTTGAAACGTCCGATGAGATACCAAAGGTATGCGGTGTTGCCGGATGCCCTAAGGTTATGCACAAGTCCTGCTGGAATTATTTTCACTGTGTTAAGGTAGAAGAGGAAACGAAACAGGCCTACTTTAAATTTATGGAAGAGGACATTCTTTCGAGGAGCTCGCTTCTTTGCAGTTTCGTGGACCGTCAGGAAGCCGGCAAGAGGGAAGTCTGCCAGCTAGCTGTCTGCCCTAGACACATTTGTGCCAACTGCCATAGATTCTCTGCTGAGTCTATGTCCTATTGTCCCACTTGTCCTGCCTCGTACTGCAGTGATTGCATTGGTATTCAGTGCGAGTCCCTCTGTAGAGTGTGCAGTCAGTTCCCAAGCGCGATGGAGGCTCCAGAGATGAGGAACGTTAGATACTGTCATTTTTAATTAGTATTTTTTGATATTAATTAAAAGATTAAGAGAAAATGGCCGGAGGCAATTGAATTGTTTATTTTTTCTTTATATTGATTTGGCGTAAGTGAATTTATACTCTTGCACCAGTTAAGACATCAACAGACACTTGGACCCCGTATTCGATAAAGCACAAGTACTGTACTGACGACTGGGAGACATTTGTACCCTGGATGCTGACTGATTTGGGGACCGCTTCATCAATTGGGAGCATCCTAGAACAGTTGACATAATAGTACGAGTAACCTTGTTGGAAGGACTTGAAGTCAATCAAACCACTGGTTAAGCCGTCTGTAAGGTTTGCGTTGATGCTGTTCACACCGACAAGTTGGTTCAAGAATTGCTCGAAGTTGTATTGTTGTGTGTTATAGATCATGTTCTGACCGGCAACAACGACGTTGAAGTTCTGGATTGAAGTAAGAGGGGAGGTTGGACCACATCCTGCACAGTCGAACGGTGATTGGTACACTGGGTATCCCACAGTGGAAGTAGCTCCCAACTCTCCTGAAGTAAGAATATTCGGGAAGAAGGGGAGGATTAGCACCGACTTTATGTTACTGATACCGTTCGTCAAAAGGAAATTAAATTGGGCCCCCGATTTAACTGACGAAGTGGTAAATTGGTAGATGTCAGTGTAGACGACAGCCTTTGTTGGGCGCGACAAGTAGCTCTCCTCGAAGCTTGGGTTAAAAGTGTAACTTGGAACATACAAGAAGCAGCTTTGGTTAAGCTGTGTCTGTGTATTGGATCCTAGTAAGTTCAACTGCGTTTGGTTAAGAATAGTGTTACCAACATTGAGTGCAACGCATAGGTCGGTTGGTGAAGCGTTGTTTCCTTGAGTTGCCTGTGTCTGACCTGGAATAAAGCATGAACTTCCGGTAGAGTCAATCAAGTTGACACCAGCTCCTGCGCTGCCTCCAATAAGGATAGGGACTACACCACCAAGAGGGCTGGTGATTGACTTTACTGTAAGAGAGTTAGCACCAGTGGATGCACCCTTAGTAATGCATACGTATGGCTGGTTGATGTTAAGAGTTAAACGGAAGAAAACACCCTTAAGTAGGGGAACTTGTGAAAAGAAGGAATGGATATGACGCAAGTAGATTTGAGCTTGGATTTGGTAAACAATACCAACAGCGGAAGATCCATTTGCAACATACTGGTTGACCATACTTCTGTAAAGAGAACCCATTTGTGTAGCAGTCTGAAGAACAGAAAAGGATGAAGTTCCGCATCCCGCAAGAGCCGTGGGGTCAATTAAAGTATTGAGTGTTCTCTGTGCGAAGCCAAAGTTACCTGAGCCTGTTATACCGCAAGATTGTCCAGACTGAGCACCGAGCATACTACCGAACGTGTTCCATAGAGCACCCTCTCCATTCAATCCTGCTGCACTGTTAAATTGTAAGCCATTTGCTGTGTCAGGATAAAATCCGATGGTGCTTGCGTTCATGTCCAAGTCTGACTGACCAAGGGTGGTAAGAAGACCGAACTGAGTCCACATGCTCTGCCAGGGGGTTTGCTGCAAGATTGTGGTACCTGCGTAGTCTAGGGTAAGAGAGTGAATCATACTCCCAAACCATGACTTCAGTCCAACAATTCGTGATGATGCGGCTGTGGGTGCAGTGTTTGGACCGAAGAAGTTAGTGTATCCTGATTGAAGAGTAACAGTTAAAGTCACTACTGTACCGTCAGCGGGGGCAGATGCTGCAGATGCAAAAGCAATAACTCCTGCTCCTGTGATTGCAATACCAGCTAGCGTAGAAGGTCCAGTGATTGATGGGGAAGAGGTAAATGACGAGTTGTTGATAGATGCTGACTGGGGTGTAGATACCTGGAGACCTGTCGAAACAACTGTAGCGCCAGTAAGATTAGCTCCACTATTAGCCATTGTACCTGTAATCTGAACCGTCGAAACGATAGGGGCAGCAACAGACAAGACCATAGGGATGCTAAGGTAAGCCTCTCTGTATGCCATATACTTATTTGAGTTGGCTAAAGCACTGGTGTCGATTATAATTTGGTTTGAACCGTAATTGCCATTCATTTGGTCTTGAATGTTCAGCCAGTCGCGCTTCACGAACACGGAGGGGCTGCCTTCTGTCATATTGGACATGTCGTAAACTAGGGAATCACCGCTCATTCTCTGTATATATCCTGTAT